GCCTACAGAAGGTAACTTTGCTGCTGTAGAGGCTGGAGATAAGCTATATGTTCATAAAGGCGGAGTTTCCTGGAAGGACGGGCTGTTGACCAGTGTGCTTGGTCAAGACAATGCAGCCGCTCAATACCCAATATTAGGCGATGAAGCTGGAACTGGCGCTTTTGGCGCAGCAGCTATCGTAATCAAGGGTGTGAGTGCAGCCAAAGCTTTCTCTACTTTTAGTGATCAAACACTTTACCCAATCCGCATTAAGCTATTGGTGTAAATTTTTGTAAAATTATAATAGGCCGACAAAAAATTAGGCCGCCGAAAACTGTAAGGAGGAACAATAATGGATCGTAAAGATATGCAAAAATTGTTCATGGAGACTGCTAACATCGATACCCCTGAAGGCATGGAAGCTTTCAAGGAGTTCGCTCAAGCTATCACTACTCCAATCCTGCAAAAGATTGAACTAGAATCCATCATGCGTCAGTTATTTAATGTAGAGCGTTTGGGCCCTGGTGCCCAGGCCGTCTACCCAATAGCTGATGATTTTGAAATTCCAGTATGGGTTCTTCCAGGATTGGGCTACTTAGCACAGAACTTCATCGAAGGTGTGGGTGAAGAAGTAGTCGTTCCGACCTTCTCCATCAACGCTTCTGCTGATTGGAAACTTTCTTATGCAAGGGAAGGTCGTGTAGATATCGCGGCCCGTGCAGCAGCTAGAGTAGCCAAAGACTTGGCTAACTACGAAGAAGAATGTGGTTGGAAAGTAATCGTTCCTGCCGCGACTTCTGGTTTCGCAGGAAAGGGCCTCTTAGGTCCTCGATCTGCTCCTATTTATGAAGTGCCCGCCGCATCTGTTGGCGCTGGTTACCTCTCCAAGGAGCTTATCAATAAAATGATGATCGGTTTTAAAAGGTTAGGTCGTAGACTTACTCATCTCTACATCTCTCCTGAAGATGCCGCTGACATTCGTGAGTGGACTGACACCGATATCGATCCTGTAACCCGAAGAGAAATCTTCCAGGCAGCTGGTATGGGAACAATTTGGGGCGTTCAACTTGTTGAAGTACAGCATCTTGGTGCAACTGGCCTTTACAACCTGAATGATGAGAGTTCAGGATACGGTAAGTTCTTGTTGGATAATCTAGATAGCTACAATGCTTATACTGCTACCAACACTAACGTAACCGATGCTAATGGCGAAGTTACCACTCTTGGTGAGACTCAGGTCTACGGTTTTGACTTAATGACCGACAATACCCTCGTAATGCCTATCAAAAAGGAATACGAGGCTCATGACGACCCAACTCTCCACAGACACCAGAAAGCTGGTTTCTATGGTTGGCAAGAGCAAGGATTTGCTTGCCTCGATAGCCGTATGTTGGCAATGGGCGTAATTGATCGCTCACTATAATATGAATGAATGGAAGGGATAGGGGAGGCGAGGCATGATTGCCTCCCCCTACCCAACATTTAAGGTAAAAAAATATGAGCATTTGGGACTTGGTCTTATTAGTAATAGCGACTGAAGCCGCTACAGGTATACTTAGTAAGAGCGAGATTTTTTATTCTCTTAGGAAGTGGCTTCATAGGAAATGGAAGTGGCTACATGGGCTAATAGACTGTCCTTATTGCACTTCTCTGTGGGTCGCTTCTTTTTTGGTTTTACTATACTACCTATCTCTAATGCTCTCGTTTTATGTAGCGTTTAAATTTGTTCTATACGGTCTTGTAATTCATCGACTTTCCAATATATTACATTTTATAATAGACAGGATTGATCCCCACCGTGTAGATTTGGAAAAGGGCTTCGATGATACAATGGAAAAGGAGGATGACTAAATGAATGGTTATGTAAAAAATAAAAGTAGTAGACCTTTGTACGCTTTAAAAAGACATGTTCTTCCAGGCAAAGAAATTCCTTTGGCCGAGCTTTACAAAGAATATGGTGAGAAACATAATATAGAAAGAGGGCAGCCTTTCGCAAATTGGCTAAGACAAGTTAAGCTTCCTAATGAGCAAGTTTGGGAGATTCAATATACGGATTCCCCAAAAGAGGAGAATAAGGTAACTGTCACTGCTCAAATTATACAAATAACAGACGGTGCCGAAGAAGAAGTCGAAGAGAGAAAAGTGGGCCTTAGTAATGAAGAAAAAGCCAAGTCAGCAAGACCACAAATAAAAAACGAGTGGGAAGTTGACGACGTTGTCGGTTTAACAGTTGCAAGGGCCAGAGAAGAAATACCTAAAATAAGAGATAAGAAATTATTATCCTGGGCTCTTAATGTAGCAAGACAGAGACCAAACAAGGAAACGATATGTAGAATTTTGGAAAAAAGGATTGACGAATTGAAAGTGTCAATGCGTTAAGGAGAAATAAATGGTAATCCTGCATAGATTTAGGAGAACAGTTGTAAATGAATCTTTATCAGATCAGTGTGACGGTGTTACACAGATTTTTACAACGAGTTACAATTTTAATCCTAATAAAATACAGGTTTACGTAAATGGACAAAGATTGGCTAAGGACGTGGATTTTGAAGTTATTGATAGTGATGAGTTTAGGATAATTCACTATGCTCCTAAATCTTATTTTATTCTGATCGTAGATTACGAAAGAGCTTAAATAAGGAGGAAAAAATAAATGGCACGAAGTTTACTTAGCCAATTAGAACAATTAGCCGGTAGTGCAACTTATGACGATTTGGTTGCTGGTCTTAATACTGCCGCTGTAGCAGAGCCTGCCGATTCCACAGTTTCTGGATCTGTTGAATATGACCTTAATCTTCTAAGAAGTCATTTGAGAGAGATCAAGAATTTGTCGACTGATTGGTATGCTGGTTTACCTACCTATGTAGCTGCCGTTGACGGTTCTACTGTTTCAGGTTCGCTTTACGCTCTTGCGACACCTACTCATGGAACTGGCAATGTTCTAGATGCTAAAAGTATAATACTTCCTGTAGACGCCGATAATTCTGGAGCCGGTTTTGCTATTAGCCCTACCGTTTCTGGATTCCTGTACATAACATCCACTCAATATGCTTCAACTACAGACCGCAGAGGTCTGCCTATTTTCGCATCTACCACACCTTATTATGATGAAGGTGCTGGCGATAATATAGTGCGTATTGATTTGTTAGATTTAAGTACTGGTAATGAATTTAACGGCTCTAATGGAGAAGTTGTTTTTGGTAAATTTCATGATGGTGCTGACAATGGTGGTTCTGGTGATGGTGTGGATGCTTGGGTAGAATTCTATACCGTATCTGGAGCTTACACTTGGGCTGGTGGTGATCCTTCTAATATCACTATGGTATACCCTCAAAGAAAAATTATGTCTGAAATGGCCGAGGAAGACTGGTTCAGGAAAGACTTTGTGAGTGGTTTTGAGGGTGACGTGGAGCTTATTGAAGACATAGAAAATCTGTGGAACTTTACTGGTGCTGGTAATGGCATTGTTGATCCTACTTGGGACAATACTACAGCCAATTACGTATTACAAGCCAATCCAACAGATTTGGAAGCGGCTATTAATGATATCAACGATGAGGTTGGTGACAGAGACTATACTGTTGGTAATTATTATCCTCTGCTCTCCGATGGGGCTACAGTATCAACTTCTTTAGAGGAGTTAAACTTGGCAATCGGCGATAGAGATTATACTGATGGTTTATTTTTGACAGACGGTCAGTCAATCACTGCCTCGTTAGACGCTTTAAATGTTCAATTGGCAACTGTATCTGGAGTAGCTGGTGAGAAGTATGTGACGACATTAGGAACAGCTCATCCTAAAGATACGGTGCTTGGATTGCCATATAGCTTAACTTACACACCATATCCTTCCGATTCACAGCCCGGAAGATACATGGATGTTTATGTTGATGGTCAGCTTTTGGCAGCAGACTATTCTACTTTAGGAAACAACGATTATGATGAAACAACTACGTCAGGCATTACACCACATTTTAATATAAGAAATGGTGCTAATGTTACTTACGTGATTAGAATGTAATACATAGGGGAGCCTTCGGGCTCCCCCTAAAAATTGAATAAACACAGGGAGAGGCTTATGTTATTAGAAGACGCAGCAATGCGGGATGCTCTTAGAAAGATTTTAGATAGAGCTGTTAACGAAGGACACCTCGTTTCAGAAGAAGTGGGGATAGTTAATACTTTGTTCGAGCGCTTCGACAAGGAAATAGTAAAGAAAACCAAAGATTTAACTAGATTAGAAGGCGAATTACACCAATTGAAATTGACCAAAAGACTTGTAATTGACATGATAAAGGACACAGTAGCAGCCTCCGAGCGGGCACAGGCACGAGAAGAAACGTTTCAACGTATGAAAGAAGGTAAAGCCGCGCGGGAGGCTATTTTTATTGAAGAAGAAGAGAAGGCCGAAGAAAAAGAAAAAAACGATGAAGCGCCACCTAAAAAAAGAAAAAGGGAAAAATAATAAATGGCCCGAAGCCAATTCTCGAATACTCAGGCACTAGATGCCGATTACGCATTTCAACATGAGTTAGATACCGCATCTGGAATACTCAATGCCAAAATTGATACCACGTCCGGAACGCTACAGCTCCAACACGATACCCATCTTGTGTCTGATGATCATTTAATTTATGTTCCTAGGGACGGTACTCGTGGTTTTACAAACACTGTTTCCGGTGTATATCCAATAGAAGATTATCATTTAGCGACTAAATTTTATATAGATGACCAAATAGCTACAATTTCTGGAGCATTTGAGGATTTGCATAGCTACGAGT